CGTAAAACCATTGCTGTTGGATTCAATGCCCTTGCCGCCAGCACCACCGGACTGTGTAACTGGCGAACCCGGATTGCCGTTATAATAGCCATCACCACCGCTTGCGCCCCAACCGCCGCCGCCGCCAGCCTTGCCGCCAGCTTGCCCACCGCTGCCGTTTGAACCTGCATTCCCAGCCGAGCCGCCAGCACCGCCGCCGCCGCCGCCAGCACCACCTGATCCGGGCAAAATGCGGCCACCAGCACCGCCGCTTCCAGCACCACTATGTGTTAGGCCAGCACCGCCGCCGCCTGCGCCACCACCAAATCCCGGCTCTTCGCCTGCTCCATTGCTGCCCGCAGCGTTTAAAACTCCGGGTGTACCGCCATTACCGCCGCCAGCACCGCCGCCACCAAGACCATTTCGCCCTTGTCCACCACCACCTCCGCCGCCAGCGATATAGGCTCCTAAATAGTTTATTATCGTAACACCCGAAGCAGTAATGGAAATGGCATCCCCACCATCTGTGCCGTTATTTGCTCCGCCTTTACCTATAATCTTGCCAGAATTTTCAATAATTGCGTTTGCGGTGTCAATGATAAGGCCCGCTTTGCCTGTGTCATCCGACCAGACCCAGAAATTAGCAGGGACAATCAAGGTGCCGCCGCCGTTCAAAAAGTCAGACGTTTTAATTTGTTTTGCATTACTCTGCCCGTTAATCAGAGCCTCGGACGTTAGCGTAAATATATTTTTTGCGCCGCCAACGCCAAAGGCTAGCACATTATAGCCAAAACTCGTCATGCGTCGTTTTTCGCATCAGTGGTGAAATACAATTTTATCCCAAGTAACCGCGCGTCGCCGGTCTGCGTATCTGCCGATACATCGCGCGAGATTTGGAAAAACGACATTGTGTCCACCGCCGCGCTGGCTATCGTCACCGGCCCACTCTCAGCGGTTAAATTTAAATCGTTTGACGTGCCGGAATGCGCCTTGGCGGTGGCAGCCACAGCACTGCCAAAAGCGGTGTCACAGCTCGCATCGTCAGCAATAGACACGCCCGCCAGTGCAAAAGCCACAGTGCCGGTATCTGTGCCTGTAACGCTGAATAGCGCTTGGAAAGTTACGTTGCCCTCGTCCCAGGATTTAGGCATGGCAATACTAAACTGTGCGCTTTCGCTTGAGCTAGGGTCAAAATCAAGACATTTCATTTCTGGCCCGTTGGTCAATTCGACTTGTTCAAGATCCGCGCAGCCTGCAGTCGTGTTCGGGTACATCGCCGCCGCTGGTACAAAAATTGTTTCTCGGCCCTGCACTTTGAGCGCGTTAATCTCTAGCCCTGTTGATGTGATTTCCGTACTGCCCAGCGTCAGCGTCGTTAACGTCAGCGCGCCGCTCGGCAATAGCGGTTGCACGCTAAACGTGACGATACCACCATCAGCAATCGTCATCGCCGCGTCGCCGTCAGTAAATTTAATTTCTGCCGTTTGGATGACCGGCGAGGTCAGACTTGTTGAACCTATCAGCGTCGTGCCCGATATTGCGGCAGGCGTTGCCCCACCGATGACCGCGCCATCAATTGTACCCGAATTTATGTCAATGCCGGTCACGGCTGTGCCGCCGCCCAAGATTGAGTCAATGCTGTCCAACCCGGCATTAATCTTGGTGCCCCAGGAATTTTCGCTGGCCCCAACCTCTGGCTTAACCAGGCTGTAATTTGTTGTGTTCGTATCGGCCATTTCGTTACCTCAGGTTTATGCGGCAGTTTGCCAGATTTCCGCCGGCGTCTCAACATTGCCGCCCGTCTGCGGGGTCCAGATGTCAGGGTCAGGGGCCGCGCCGGCAAATGACCACGGGTCAGGGGCCGGCGCGGTTGCTGTTTCCCAAAGAATTTTGCCCGTGATGTCAGTTGCACTGGTTGGATCTGCCACGGCCTCAGCGGAAAGCAATAGCCCGCCGATTATTTCAACGCTGCACGTTGTGGCTATATCGGCGGCAGCGCTCCAATAAACTGCGCCCTCGGCGGCCACCGTTGCCCCTGTCGTGATAAAGGCCGACCCATTCCGATAACGCACCGCCGCCGCTGCCGCCGATATTGCCGTTACAGCGTCAGCGTCAGCACGACGCACGCGCGAAACATTTGCAACCTCAGTTATGCCAACGGATGCGCCACCGCTGGCGGGTCTGACCCGCTGCAATGCGACGTTGTCAGATATTGCGATTTGGCTTGCTACAATGCCGTCTCGGATTACGCCAAAGGCTGCGCTCGCGGTGACGCTTGTTGCGCCTGTTGCGGCTGCCGTTTTTGTTATTTTTATATCTGCGCTGGCCGTGACGGCCATATTCGCACTGCCCGTCACAAACTCGACTGCGAAAATATCCGTGCCAGCTAGATTTGCCGACAGGGCCAACGGCGGCAGGGCAACAGTAATTGTGTTGAAACTTTGCGTGGTGACTTCGCTGGCTGAGAGCGCAAGCGCTAAGCCCGGTATGGGCTGGGTTGAACTTCTGTTGACCGCTCCGTTAAATCCAAGCGCAAATGACTGACCCGGCAGGCTAATGGACGTGCTTTGATTTGCCAGTTCCCCGACTGATAGGGTCGCTAATAGCGAGACTTCAATGTCGGGGTGGCTGTTATTGAGCGTCCATTCGGTGTTTGTGCTGACCGTTCCGATTAAAAAACTAGCGGTAATTTGCGATGAGGCGTTTGTGTTAGCCAGTATGCCCAATTCAGTATTGCCGAGGTCAAGCCCGGCGAGCGCAACCGCCGCACTTGCGTTATCCAGCTCGCCAATCTCAACAGCAATTTCGGACAGCGCCTCAGGTTCCAGCGCGGCCTTGCCCGTTGCAACCGCGTTTGCGGTAGGTCCGGAAATTGTAAGCGCAACGCCTGTGACCGCCGCTTGATTGGCAACAATGCCGGTTGCTGTGCCAAGCGCCAAATTGGCAAGCTGGCTGTGATTGTCTAAAATCGCTGCGTAAACTGAAGATGAATAAACCTGACCAACGTCAAGCGTGAGGTCAAAGCCGGTTGCTTGCTCAACGTAATCATAACCAGCCAGATTGAGCGCGCCCAAGCTGACCGCAATTGGCAGGCTCGGCGGGTTGTAGTATTTGCCTAGAATTGTGCCAATCGGCCCGGGTATAGTCGCAAGCGTAACCAGCCCAGCCGTTGAGACTGGCGCGTTAGCGTCCATAAACGAATAAGTCGCCGAGTTGTTTATTACAGCGGTGATTCCAGCGCCGGAAACTAGCGCGGTAGCGCTGTGACTTGTGGCGACTGAGCCTCCGCCAATCGTCAGGCCGAAACCTGTGACGGCGGCGATGAAAACTGGGACTGCTGGCGCACCGCTTGCAGCGATAGATGCGCCAGCGGTGGGGGCGAAACCTAGCATCATTTGCCCTCAGTAAATATTTGTGCTGCACCTTCGTTTTGGAAGCCAGCGGAATCGTTCTTTGCGACGATATGGTAACCAGCCGAGTCCATGCTAAGGCCATATCCGCCAAATCTAGTGCCTTGCCCGCCGGAGCTCAATGTCGGCTTGGTCGCACGACCAAGTTGTGTCCAGCTAGTGCCTGACCGAGTAAAAAAATAAATAGCGCCAGTCCCACCAGACGTTGTGGCTGGAAAATTGTCGTGTTCACCAAACGCGACAACCGCTAATTTAGTCCCATCATGGTTGAGCTGTACGTTAGCACCAAACTTATTACTTGTACTTGTTGCGCTACCATACGCTGACGGCTGCAATGTTGTTGCTGTAGACCAACTACTGCCATCGTATACAAAAGCTTCAGCCTCCCCAGAATTTGAATCGGCGGTTTGGTCGCCTATCACGACCACGTTCCCGTCTCCAGATATAGCGAGGTTTCGGGGGTCTGCTGTTGGAAATGTATGGGTCGGGCCGCTGGTTATTGTGCTGGCCCAGCTTGTGCCATCGTGGTGGTAGATCTTCGCGGATGATCCGATCCTAACCACCGCGCGGCTTCCATTTTTTGACATTTCCATCGCATAGGCTGTGGTGCCGAGGCCAGATGTGGCGGCTGTGCCAGCGGTCATAGATCCGCCCGATATAGTAATTTCTGTAATGGCTCGATAGTTGCTCGAATTTAATCCAAGCAATAATGCGCTGGCTCCATCTGCGCTCAAGGTTAGGACATTTGATCTGCGTGCTGTGTCCCAGTTTATCGAATCAGAAAGCGACCAGACCCCACTAGATCGAGTATACAAAAACAAGTTGTCAGCGCTAGTGATTGTAAATCTAGTAGTAATAAATGTATTGCCATCATTGGAAAGGTCAAAGTCTCTGAAATCATCGTTGGTGACAGAATTAGGTGGGATGATTGCCGATTGAAAAGTCCAGGTGCCTGAGACTAGCGTGTAAATGTTAAATTGAGTGTGGTCTGACACGCTCGTTGCTGGGTTGTCGGCACGCGTTTGCATGACTGCAATCGTTGTGCCGTCACCACTTATAACGGCTTGTCCAAACGCCTGACCGCCACCAGAAGTTGAATAATCTTCGGCAGACAGGCTAGCTTTAAAAGTTGGCACAGCCCAAGTTCCAAAGGACAGCGAAAAACTTGCGCTCGCTTGGCTGGTCAAATTTCCGCTGTCGGTTGCTGTAATCAC